TCGCTTGTTCAGTTGCTTGAGCAGCTTGAGCATTGGCCTGACTTTGCATCATAATGTTCTGCTGTTGCTCCATAGCCCTCTGCTTCTCCCTCTTCTCCCTAGCCATCTTCAAATAAGCAGCAGCATACTTCACATTGGGTATGTTCAATATAAAGTACCTTTCATCAGGCATGATAAGACCAGCACCTACCATAGCACTCACATCACGCTCAAAAGCTATCCTCTCAGCATCGTTCTTACCAACAGTAATATCAACACCAAACTTATGTGCTGGAAGCTCGTCCATAGCGTCTATAACGCTCATATTGGCAGCACCAACAGCTTCTACATATTCCTTATGCAAAGCACTCTTCTTAGGCAAGTCCTGAATCCTTACCAAAGTCTTTTCAGCCAAACGCCTAGTGATATTCCTAATGGAAGTGTTTACATATCCAATAGAGTTCTTAGCACCCTGAATAGCTATCTCAGTAACACCTACCAACTGGTCTCTCTTAGTCTGACCATCCATCTCAGGGACTATACCCGTAATCTCTCTTAGAAAGCGTAGGTTGAAGTCTATCTGACCGATATACTGACCGATATTCTGTAATACAGACGGTAATGGTCTTATAGGCTCGTTATTCCTAGACTGGTCTTCGTTAAAAGACCTATACACCAACATACCCGTAGCCTTGTATATGTCATTGACTGTCATAGGGTCTAGCGCACCGTTCCCCAAGTCAATAGAATCCAAAGCACTAAGGTCGATAGCATAACCATCAGGAGCAGCATTGGCAAGTGCTACCTGCATCTTCAGCCAAGCAAGCTGTATAGCATCTGCTGAAGGTATCATCTTAGCTACTAGAGAGCTAGTGGCATTCTTGTAGTATTCAGGAGCGTAGACTGTATAGCCGAACTTAACCTCTCTCAACCCATCGTCTACACGAACTTGGTTCTCCTTTCTTTGCCAGCCGTATATCTTGCTACATTTTAGGATGTAGTAGCCGCAGTAAATATCTTTGTACCTATCTTGGTACTGTGTTCTCTTGAACTTGGACTTCTTAGGGGGCTTGTAACCCGAAGGCTTTTTCTTGAACGTAGATGTTCCGTACTGAGTTTCTTTATCCTCATAAACGTCCATGTCCGTGACCAGATACTCAAAGTATAGCACAGGTACAAGGTAATCGTCATAAGGGTAGTAACCAAGCGCATTGTTGTAGTTCCTATCAAAGTTGCTGTTGTTACCAAACTGCCCTGCAAACTGTTGAGCAATCTTCTCTAGCTCCCTTCTGTCATCAGCCCATGTAGCACCTCTTAAAGAAGCCTGTTTCCTTAACTCAGCAATAGTGATATAATCCACATGACCCATGTAGAAACAATCAGTCATATCCCTCTTACGGGTTGCTGAATGGATGAAATACTCAGGGTCTACATACTCTATCTTCACACCCTCAGCAGGGTCTGTATCGTCTCTTACTATTCCTCTGCCTGTGACTACAATATCTTCAATGATACGCTTCTTGGTTTCCTCATCGTAGTCGTTGAGCTTGAAGGCATATCTAATAGCTATCTCAGCAGCTATCTCAATAGACTGTTTGAAGTTGATGTTCATGTGGATGTCCACCTCTTCCATTGTCTCAGGAAGCTGTTGACCCTCCAACAGGTCTATGTTATAGTTCTGCTTTAGCTTGTCGAAATACTCTTTGTTGATGATTTTACCCACCAACTCATTCTTGTAAGCCTCTTTTTGAGAGAGAGCCATAGGGTCTATGGCTTTGACCTCTATCTCGAATCTGTTGTCAAAGATTGAGTTTACAACAGCGTTTACAAACTTAGGGATGATTGGGATAGGAGACCAATCGAGGTTGTACATTGAGTTGTCACCCGTTGGGTTGATACGTGGCTTGTACCTATCTACATTCTGCTTTCCATAGGCGTATGAACGCCATTCCTGAATCTCTTGTTGGTGCTTATCGAAATTAAAGCTGTTGTTGTTGAACCATTGACCTTCAATAGCTTGACCAACTGATAAACCATATTGCTCCTCTGCCTTCTGTTCTTTTGAAAGCAATGGAGATGGGAAAGCACCTACCTTCGGTATCTGAATTTGCATATACGCCCCTTTCGAGCTTTAACTTCGTGCAAAGTTAAGAAATTGCTAAGGAAGGTTATTTTATCAGCTTACTTACAGTACCACTATTGTCGTACCTTCTAAAGAGCTGCTTAGGTTCTATCTTTTGAATAGTCTTCTCCTTATAGTTCTGCAAAGAAAGCAACGCTATACCCATGCTCATACCATCGTCATGCTTGGTAGCATTATGGATGTCGAACTCAGATATATCATTCAAAGTTTCGTTGAAGTAAAAGTTACCCATACCACCACCCTCCATAGGGCCGATATAGTCATTCACATACGTCTGCAAAGCAAGTAGCAAAGCGTGCCTCACATTCTCCCCACTCGTGGATATACCCCTACCCTTTCTCTTAGCACCTTTGGCAGTCAAATGTGGAGGCGAATCCATCAGGTAGTTCTGAAAGCCTAAATCAGTCCAATGGCGTATCATTATATCCACCTGACTTTCAATCAAAGACTGTATGCCATAATAGATATGTGCCATCAGTATCTGCTCAGAGGCCATATAAGCAGTCTCAGGTCTACCGTTATATCGAGCGATACAGGTATTAGGTGGGTACTTGGTATTGAACCTAGTGAAGATATGGCATGAAGCATTAGAACCCCTACCATCAGTAGTCTGGTCTACCCTATAAGGGTCTACGCCACTAGAACCTAGCCATGTGTTTGCAGGATACCACGCACCCCTTCTAATCTCCCATCTGTTAGCATCTTTTTCATCCAACAGCATAGTAACCCTCCACTGACCCCTAGCATCATCCACAAACTTCACAGGGCTGTTAAACCTCTCCCCAGTCCATTGAAACACACCCCTTCTATAAGGTGTCATAGTTAGGTTCTCGTTATACTGAATCTGAGTGTATATGCGTTCTGTATTGAGGCTGTTACCACCCAATATCCTGAACATATCACTTTCAGTAACGGGGTATAGACGCTTGTATTCGTTTACAGCAGCAGGGTTGGATTTCCTAGCTTTTAACTCAGCATTGATTTCACTCTCTGAGCCTAGAACGATAAGGTTTCCATCTAGGTCATGGGTAGGCTCTTTAGGGTCTTTCCTAACAGGCATACCGTACCTGTCTATGACCAAAGTGTCCAAAGACGAGACAAAGAACCTATACAACCCTGATTTAGTCCTTCCGTTATCCATCCTGTATTCAGGAGACGATTGGTAGTAGATACTCTTGAAAGCCTCACCACCTTTCTCCATCTCTTCAACAGTAGTACCCACAAAAGCCTTACCGATAACTTTGACCCTATCAGACAAAGCAGGTTTGTGTACATCCCACAGCTTCTCGAAATTAGCAGGCTTGTTGAGCTTACCCATCTCGTCTAGCAGGAGCATATACAACCTACTACCGTCAAAGGTGTTGTTCTTGGTAGCCCCATACTGTATGCTACTCTTTAGAGCCTCACTCCTGTCAGCAGTCTTGTTATTTCTAGTAATCCTCTTAGGAGGTTCATCGAACAGCAGAGCATTACCCTTTGGATAGGATATGACTTTGTAAAAGAAAGGCCATCCGTTGAATACATCGTTGACCTTGCTGAAAACAACCTTCTCAGCATCCTCCTCGTTCTTGGATATGATGCCTGATTTCTTCTTTCTCTTTTGAGAGGTTTTGTCTGTGATATAGTTGGTAGCCATTGAAGTCCAGCCCCAACGTCTGTTCTTACCCACTATCTGTCCAAAGCACCTAGGGTCTACAAAGCAAGCCTCGGCATGGATATGCCATAGCCACTGAGCATACATGAAGTTTGGGTATCCGAAGTCAAAGTCAGCCCATTGCAGGAACATATAGTTAGTACCTGTAAGGTATGTGGCTTTACCGTTGTTGTAGAACCACACACCGTTCTTACGCCTAAACCATTCCTGCTTGATATAGCTTTCGTACTTCTGCTGTATACCTTCTGGTAGTTCTCTAAACTCCTCCCAAGTGTCTATATGGGCTAGGTCTTGAGGTATCTCTGTACGCCTCCAATACTGCTGTTCCTGTGGTAGGTCGCTAAATAGTATGTGCTTGTCTGAAGGCTGCTGAGGTAGCTGGACACGAATCTCACCAACATTGATAACCTCTCCCTTTCTGTCACCTTCAAAGGGGGATATGTTTACAATATCGTTTTCGTAATCAACAAACATTAGTCAATAAACTTCTCAGTCTCCCCTTTCCACTCAGGCTCTTTATCTACATACTCACCCTTGTCTATCATCTCCTGTAAAGACGCTTGCTGTTTGATAAGCTCTTTTAACTGAGCAGCACCAAACATCAAAGACTTCATCTCGTTAAGCCTATCAGAGCCAGTAGCCTCTTTGTCTATACCCTTTTCGATATTTGACTTTATATCGTCATATATCTTCTGTATAGTTTGCATGGCCAACTTAGCCTCTTTCTCAGGGTTGAACTTCCTCACAGATAGCTAGTATATTACGGTCTGACCGCATCCTCCACAAACTCTCTCCCATGATATTCATATCATACCTACCCTTGTCTGTGATAACAACCTTGTCACCAACAGCCACACCCATGCTCTCATTTACATAGTCGTTGCTGTACACAATCTCCCCTCTCCAAACCTTGTCTGAAGCAGCACTATCGGGTACATACAAGCTACCTATCATCTGATATTTCTCCTCTTCAATAGGCTTGATGAATACAAAGTCATTGACTGTAAACATCTTATCACCACGTTTGATAAGGTATACGAGGCAGTTAAAGGTATGGTCAGGTGTGTACTGAAGGATGAAGATACGCTCTTTCCAATCTACGCACCTACGAACTCTATCGTCTATTACTAGGCTGTGGTGAAAGTATACTGTATCTCCTGCTTGGAAGACGTGCTGAAACTTAGGTGGTACGGAAGTGAGGACACCCGATACCATTCTGTTTTCAAATCTATTGTAGCTTGAATCGAGGTATAGCTTGCCACCATCTGATAGCTTAATTTCATCGGAAAAGTCCTTTTCGATTTTAACGAGTAGTTGCCCTGCTGATTCCATTAGACTGATAAGTAGTATTCTTCAGTTACACTTTCCTTTCCTTGAATATGTCTCTTCCAAAAGAACTCCTCTAGTGAGCCAGCCTTTCTAACAAGAATGTTCCAATACAAAGGTGAATCAGGTGTTGCATCATACCTGAGGATATTTGAGATAGAGACTGTTATATGGTTAGCCTCGTCATCAGGGTCTGGGATGCGATATGTAGAGCCTTCAGTCCAATGGAATCCGTCTTTAATCCCACCAACCGTCAGCTTTCTTACACGCTTAGGATTATACATTGCAGTTTATTTAATACTGCAAAGTTAATGAATTGTCAATTCACGAATATGTACCTATCCTGAGAGAGTATCCTTAACTCAGCATCTTCATTGATAGCATAACTGAGCATAGCAACCTTTTGCTCCCCACTCATGGTATAGTCGTAGGATTGAAAGAACGCTGTCACCTGTTTAGCATCTATCATTTCATCAACCTTGCTTAGGATGATATGTGCATGATAATCAGGGTTTCTCTCAAAGAAGTCCTCAAGCCTGTCGAGGATGTCCCTGAGTTCATAGTTCTCTTCAAAAGGGCTTTCTTCCATAGCCCAAAGATAGCAATTATAGCCCAGCCTGTATGGCCGCGATAGAAGTATTTTCAGAAATCATATAGCTGAACTGAGAGAGGTCTATCAAAAAGCCTCCAAGGTAATCAATATCATCAGCATATACGTTCATTGGAACTTGCAGAGTAGCATCGGTAGCTACAAAAGCAGCGTATACGTTACTGCTTCCATCAGTAGCTGTTCTCCAAGAGGTGAAGTCCAACGCATAGTCGTTAGCGTTCATCCTGCTTGTTAGAAAGCGTCTTAGATTGGTCTTGGACTGATTGGCACTAAACAAATCACCACCAAACTCCAACTCCTTAATAGAGATGATAGATATACCACCAGTAGTCCTCAACTCTACATCAACAGAAGCTGTTAGATTGATAGGGTCTCCTGAAGCAGCCGTAGAGAATATCTGCCTATGGGCAATAACATTCTCAAACCTTACGGTAGCATTTGGTACAAGCGTAGTAGTTGGTAACAGCCTCGGTGAATTAGCCCTAAACCTCTTTGAGCTATTTTCAACAGTCCACCCAGTTTGGGTTGTTTGAATACCAGTCGTTTCTGAACCGTAAGCATTGTCATAGTCTACAACTAAATCACCACCACTATTTGCCAATGGGATACACAGAGTACCCCTGAACATCACTTGCCTACCAACTATCCTATACTGAGGTGTGGAAGGTAGGTTAGCAATGGTAGGAAGCCCATAGGTCTGAGTAGCACCATCGTAACCAGTTAAATTCTCCCAACCCGTATCGAAACCACCGAATAATGCTGAATTTGTTCTGATAACCTGCTTAGTGCCAGCATCCCAACTGAGTATGTTAAGTGGGTCTGCACTCACCTGAGTAACAGCGTCTATCTCTAGCCTGTCAGCCTTTACAGCAGCAGTAGATAGCTGCAAAGCAGTATTGTTACCACCTCCATCTTGTACTCTTTTTAAGCTACCTGATATTAGGTTGGTAGCTAGTGTTAGGATAGATTGGTATAAACTAGAGCCGCTACCGCTGTTTAAGTCTGACATATTAGAATATAGCTATACGAACCTTACCTGCTGAAGGAACAATCTCTGTGAAGAAACCGAACTCTTGGTCTCCTTTTGCCAACGTAAGACCTTCTAACATATCCACATCACCACCGATATAGTCTGAGTTCTCTACCAATGAAGTGAAGGTGGTATCGTCTTCAAGGACTTTTAAGTAGAAAGCCCCTTGGTGTGGGACTACTGAGCCTGAGCCAGCCACTCCCGCTTGTGCAAGGCCTAATGGATTGTAGTATCGTATGGTCTTGGCTGTATTATCAACAGCTTCAATCATAAAGCTACCGTCATTACTCTTGTTTGTAGCAACTGTGGTGTTTACAAGTACGAGCGTGCTGAACTTGATAATCTTGCTTAGGTCATCACCTGTGGCAAAGGTAGCTAGGAAGTAACCGTCTCCCGATGCTTGGATGCTTTGTACAGATAGACCTTCTACCTCGTCTGTATAGAAAGCGTTATTGGTATCTAGGTTCAGGTGGATATTCAGTCCTAGTGAACTTCTATGGAATGTTCCGCTATCGGCTAGGTTGTTACCCTTTGACATTATCTTTGCGTTTTCAAGTGCAAAGTTAAGCATTTATTAAATTTGTAACATGAAGCAAATTAAATACAAAACACTAGACCACAAGCTAAGACCTAAGAGCGAAAGGAAGGTAGACCATATAGCAGGTTACGAAATGGCTTTGGTTAAATTCTCTCAAAAGCACGACATCAACCCCAACCTTATAGCCATACTGTTATGCGTCTATGACTTTGACTTCTTCTCAGGCAACACCCTTCAAAAGAGATACCCAGCAGGTGGTAAATACATCATCAGACGTTTGTATCAACTACTAGAGAAACGTCTTATACTCAAAGCCTTTGACGAGACAGAGGTGAAGGTTGCTAGGCGTAAGGGAGAGGGAGATAACATCCATGTTCACATAGAGCCTCGGATGATACGAGAGAGGTTCAGGCTATCAACCAAAGCCCGTAGGATGGTAGAGGATTTCTTGGATATGGTGAACAAATACGGTAACACAGTACCATCACCTGAAGAGAAGCTACACAGCACCCCCTACCAAAGAAACCATAAAGGTACGCTTAGTGACTTGTATAAAAAAACCCCGTTCCATGAAGACGGGGTTGTAAATCCTTTTGCTGAGGATGGGACTATCTACTACGAAGAGGATGATAATGTAGACGCTTGGTATAAGCAGGGAGGTCTTTAGGTTGAACGAGAAACCTTTAGGTTGTACACAAACTGAACAAAATTGTTAAACCACACATCCCACATATACTCAAAGGTATCAATGTGGACGTAGTAGTAAACATCCCTATCTAGCGTAGAGCCATCTTCAATCCCCTCAACCCAAGGCATACAGGGTATCCACTCACCCTCTTTCCTAGAGATAAAGATAGAGGCATTCATAAACCCACCCTCTCCAACTCTTTCGTCAGATACATAGAACCTGCTAGGGATAGAGCTAAACCTTTGGTACTTACATCCCTCTGGGTTATCAGTATAGTACCTTATGGCGGCTAATGTCTCACTCTCTTTCTTTACTAGCCTATTCTTCCATCCACCAACCTTTTGCCAATCAGGAACGTCTACCTTAAAGCCGTTACCTACCTGCACATAGACAAAGGCTGAGTGTGATACAGCCATCTTGCCTAGAACATACAACATTGACTTTAAGTCTGACAGGTGCTTGCCTTTCTTATGGCTTACTTTGACGTATTTCATTTGTCTTGATTAAAGGACAGTTTGTCCGTTAGATTGTCTTTTATGGGTTACAGGTTGTCAATTATCTCTTTTCTCAGTTCATTAACATCTTCCAACTTGTAGTTATCGTTAAACCACTTCATAGCATTAACGATTCTAGGTAAGTATTCATCGGGGTTTTCAATCAAGTCTACCATAGCCTTTCTCCACACCTTTTCAGGTTTATGGTCATCCTTAACAACGACAGCTATATCCTCATTTAGGAAAGGGCTGTAAGGCATCACATCACTCACCATCATAAGGCAACCCATAGAAGCGGCCTCTATCATCTTCAGTTCAGACTTGTACATATTGAAGTTACTCTTCTCCAAGGGTACTAGCGATACGTTAATCATATTGTAGTACGCCATATAAGCATTCACATCCGTATAAGGGAAGGTAGAGAAGTTGCTATGCTCTGTATGTGACCCACCGTTGAAAGTCCTTACATACTTATTAAAGACTTCTACACCTACAATAGTCTGTCCTCTTTTTAGGGTCTTCATCAGCTCTTGCGTCTCTTTCTTCTTACGCATATCTCCGCCTAGCACCACATTGAACCTATCCTTATATTGGCTATACAGTGCGTTAAAACCTAGCCCAAGTCTTTGTACATCTCTTTGGTGGGTAGGGCTTCCTAGATAGCCGAAGACAATCTTATCATTAGCATCTGGATGCTTAACGATAGTCATATCTGTTCTCTTATGGTTAAGAGCGTTTCTGACTATGTGTACGTTATCGTTGAGCCTAGAGGCTTTTTCTTTAAGCTGTTCGTTGGTTACGATAACAACATCAGCAGCTATAACAGATTCTTTCCACTTCTTCATGGTATTGCCATCTGATACGACATTACCATTTCTATCTCTATGTACGTCTCTGCTCCATGCTTGGTGCATCACATGGGTAGCATCTATATCCCAACTGTCATCTGTATCTACTATTACTGCAACACCGTTTTTGTGCAGCAGGTCTACCATAGACTTTTGGGTTCTGTAATGGGATATAAACCTAGAGCAGTATACAATATCTACATAGGTGAGTAGGTCTGAGTAAGTGCCTATGGCGAAGTCTAGGTCATCAACCCTGATAACGAAGTATTCATCAGGGTATGTTTCCATGAGCAGGTCTAGTGGCTCAATTATCCGATGGTGATGTACCCCACTTTCATTTGGTACTACCATCAGTATTATCTTCCCCCCGAAACCTTGAGGTAACAACGGTGCAAGTTCCTGTTGCTTTGCATCTTTTATCGCACTCTGTTGGGGCGACTGAACAGTAGATTGTATTTGATTCTCGCTCATCTTCAATTTGTTTCTTCCTCTTCATCGACATTCCAGCTCTCCTCGAAATAGTAAAACTCGTTCATCACTGATTACTTTGGATTACTAACTAACAATCTGTCTCTCACTTCCTTTGGTGTTTTAGCTGTTCTACTTCTTTGCAAGCTACCACAGCTAGTACATCTTAGGTTATCATACACATTGACATACGTCCTGTACTCACCATCGAACTTAAACTCATGGCCTCCGCAGGTAGGGCAGCAGTATCCATCTTCAGGATTCTCTAGCAGACCGATATTTGGGTGAGGCTTTATATACGCTCTCATAGCCAAATACACATCTTCCAATATCTTGACATCGTTATCGCAGTATTCAGCCATTAGACGTATAGCTTCTGCATCTCCTTCCACAGCATCTCTCCACAGCCCTTTAGGTGTTTCTACCTTACCGTCTATACCCAAGAACCTACATATATCATCAAGTCTATGGGAGGGCTGCTTAAACTGTTTCCTAGAGTGCAGGAGGGTGTCAATAGTCTCGTAGAAAGAGGGTGGAGGCATACCGTACCTTAGAAACCTCTGATTAGCTACCTTCTTATCGAACTTGTTTACGTTATGGCCTATGGCTATATCGCATTCATCTAGCAACTTCCACAGCTTCCTTACGATACGTTCATCGTTCCTATCTACAACTTCTTTAGGTGTTATCTTCTCTTGGATAATCTCTTCGCCAAAGAGCCATTTAGCACTCCATGTGAGTATACAGCCTTCTTTGTATACGTCTGGCATCCTAATGTTCTGACCCCATAGTCCGAAGTGGTAGGATAGCATAGGTGCTGTTTCAATATCGAATAGCAGAACCTTTGCTTGTTTGAGTGAGTGCGCGTGGCTATGCTGTTGGAGTAGGTTGTTACGCCTAATATGTCTAGCTAGTCCACTTGCGCTAATATGCAGATTGTTTCCCCTTACAATGTGTTCTGCAATCTTGTCTGAACCCCAGTCGGGGTGTTGCTTGAATACATCCCTAACTGTTTGTTCGTACTGATTGTACTTTCCCATAATAAGGGTTGTTTTATATTTAATCGAGGGTATTGATAAGCCCATCTATATGTGACGGGAAATGGTCTCTTACAGACAGCAGCATTACTATTTCCCTGTCTTTGAGTTCTTCTTTATGGGATATATACTCGTCTTCTGTTAGGAAACTATCTCTATGGCATCTCTCATTAGCATACATAGAGGCTATCTGTTCTAGTGCTAGGTCTATGTGGTACTTGGCTAGTAGGTACTCTTCTTCTGAGTTAAAGTAAGGAGGGTATGACTGTCCCTCTTTACGTCTATGCTCTTCGTAGAGGTGTGATTCATCTTCTACGCTGTCCCAATCATTCTCGTTATGCTTCTTCATTCCTCGTCAATGAGTTTAACTACTTCAACTGCTCTTTGCAATACCTCTATCTTAAATTCATTACTTAACTCTAAGTCTGAATCCTCGTAGAACATTGCAGATTGAATAAGCATGGTGTAAGCCCTTTTAAGGCTTTCCATTGCATCATCAAAAAGCTCTTCACCAGACTTAATATCTTCTGCTGTTTTATTATCGTGCTGCTTCCAGAAAGCAGTATTCATTGCGTTTCCCCAACGATTGCTTTCAACAGCATTCCAAAATTCTTCACCCTCTAGTGAATCCCTCCAATCAAACCCACAAGAGCTTATAGGATTTTTACCCTCGCTCCACCAACTGTTATCAGTCAATCTACATCTCACATATTGAGCAAGACGTTCAGGCGCACCCCCCATGTGCTTGTCTACTGCATTGTGGTAATCAAGAACATTACTCTTCATCAATGTCAATTATATCGTTGATATACTGTACCAAGTTAAACAACAGCATCTTAGCCTTCATATCGTTTACTAATATGCCGTCATCATCGAACTTGCACCCTTCTTTCCAATCGTCTACTAGGTCATGCAGTACACTTGCATCGTGGTAGACCTGTTCTCTACTTCCTTCCATAAAATGTTATGTGCATTACAAACTCATCTTTCTCTAGGGTATCATCTTGTCTTACTGTAAACTCTCTGAACACTTTAGGCCCATCATTGGGTATCCATTTAAGGTCTTTCTCCATCGCATCGTTGAGGTATTTGATAGCCATTATCCTGTTGTCTATATCTGTTCTACCATTGGATACTAGCAGCAGTTGATATGTTTCAACCTCAAATGTAGGCTTTCCTTGTTCTAGTAGTAGAAAGCAAACAGCCTCCCTATACTTATCAGTAGAGCCTTTTCTTTTCGTCCAATGTTGCCCAGCATAGGCTACGTTTAATGACTTAGGTTTAGGCATCCTAATAGCAAGGGAGGCTATCTCCATTTAGAAAGGAAGGTCGTTATCGCCTCCTTGAGATGGGTCTACCTGTGGCTTGTACTTAGGCTTTGGTTTAGCCTTGTAGTTCTCAGGAGTTTCTTTGCTGTGCTTCTCGTAGTCATGTCTCCATTGGTCGTACTTGAGGTAGATGAACTCCTTACCTTCTCTATCCTTAGATGTATTGATTTGAAGGTGAACATAGCCTGTTTTGGTTGTTTCTTGCTGTACGAGCCATTCCACAAACTGCTCTACGTTAATCGCTAGGTTTCCTAGAACGAAGTCAGGAGATTTGGTCTGAGGGCGGTTGTAGAAGATACCGCGAGAGTTGATTGTCCCTTTCTTGTCTGCCATTTGTTTTTGTTTTAATTTACTGCAAAGCTAAGTTACTTATTCGATATTACCAAATTGCAAAGACAGTTTTTTGGGTCTTCACAATCGGCAATATGTTGGCATTGTTCTTTCATCTTTCCATTGAGTTTAGGAGTTTGTTTACTTCTTCTTGTGCTTTTAAATCGAAAACGAATACGTCTATCGCTGGATTGTCTGCTTGAAGGTCTATTGCCATTTGATATGGGTTATCTGTGGCGTATGTTTCAATCAGGTCGGTATCAATGTAGAGTTCAGCTCTGCCTCCCTCTAGCTCTTTTACGGTTATCTCTATCATGTTGCTAAGTTAGTAAAGTTCTATGACAGTATGCTCTTTATTCCGATAAACATTGTACCCTATAAGGTCTAACATCTTAAAAAGCTCAAAGGATATTTCAAAGTCAAGTGTAACACTAGATAGTTTTTCATCCATAGCACAGTATGCTTCATCACAGATTTGGATAAGGTGTTTTTTATCTGTTATGGAGAGCAGTTGGTTAAAGATATACTGAGCGTATCTAATCTTAACTTGGCTAGTGGTGTTAAGTAGGTCTGTGTAATACCTATGTCTTTCGTGCATTCTAATTCCTGATGGCATAGTTCATATGTGTTCTAGGTTATCTCCAATCCATATTTCTGTTGCTATGTTAAGCCAAGCTAGTGAGATACATACAGCACTATAATCCCACCATACTGCGATAGAAGGTGTTATCTGTATCATCTTACCTTCGTACTTGTACTTTATCATATTCTCTACTTTAATTACTATTTGCTTTTTCATCCTAGTAGTTTTATGTTTCCTTTGAGTTTGACTTTGAGGTTTTTGATGAAATTTAGTTTCTCTTTCTTGTATTGAGTATGTTGAGCTGTTAGGTGGAGGATATGGTGCTGTTTAAGGTCAGGAGTAACATCTTCATTTAGTTGATTAGCTGTCCAAAGTAAGTGACCTTTGTAAGTACCTTTAACTCCTTTCCCAACTTCTTTCTCCTTGTATACCCATGTAGCTATTACCTCTTCACAGAAGTAGATTGATTCGTCTTGTTTCACCCCACTAATTCTTTTGCTTTAATCAAAGCTGATGCAGAGCTTTTGCAAGTCCATGCCCATTTACCAAAGTCTTTTGACTTAGGGTAAACTTCTTTAACTCTATCCTGACTGTATATCTTGTTTTCAAAGTCAATACATAATGGAGTTGTCTTCTTTCTAAAAACCTCGTAGTTACCATCACTCCTGAAGTACACATAGCAGTTTTCAGTTTCATGGAATCTTTCAAAGAGTATCCCTTTGACCTCTCCTTTTCCCTCAAAGGAATCTGGTATCTTCTCTACTGTCATTTGTTTTAGTTTATACCATTTCGTTGACACCAACAATATGGTGTATTATTTTAAGCAAAGTAACCTTATTGCTTTGAGATATGCAAATGGTTACTATTAAGGTTGTGTTAATCTTTGGGTGTTAAGTCTGTTTACTGCTACTTGGTAATACTGTTGGTCTTTTTCAATGCCAATGAATTTACGGTTAGTGTTAATGCAAGCTACACCTGTTGTCCCACTGCCCATAGTATTATCTAATACTGTTTCACCTTCATTGGTATAGGTCTTAACTAGGTACTCTAATAGGGCTACTGGTTTTTGAGTTGGGTGTAATCCAACCTGTGTGTTAAATTTTTGCCAACTAGAAGGTACTCTTAGTTTACCCTGTTTCTCTTTTGGCTTTCCAATCTCCCCGTAGTTAGTGGTTTCTGTTCTACAATTAAAACTGTAACCCACTCTACTTAAACCACCGCCAGTACGTTCCTGCATTTGCTTGTTGTAAGTCCATTTACCCTTACTAAATATCAAGACTTGTTCATGCTCTTTCATTGGTTCTCTTACGGTGTTAGCAAAATTGCTTCCCCTGTTTTTTATCCAAATCCATTCATGCTTAAACCATTTAGGCTGGCTCATTACTAAGGCACTACTAAAAGGTTGACTTGCTGTTAATGCAATTATTCCATTCGGCTTTAATATCCTCCAGTATTGTTCCCAAAGTGGTTCAAAAGGTATTACAGCATCCCATTTGTTTTGTGTAGTACCATAAGGTAAATCAGCTATGATAGCGTCTATACTGTTATCAGGTATTGAGGAGAACACATCAAAACAATCAGCATTGAATAGTGTTGCATCTCCTATCTTAGTGTACTTGTCTGCTTTAATTGCGTATATCATACGAGTTCCTTATTGTATTTAGTCATTACCTCTTGTATTCTTCTGTCGTTCCATAGTCTATGTATTGTCATCCTAGTTAGCTCAGTAGCCTCAGCTAGGTCTGTCTTAGACAGTTTCTTTTCTAATGCAGTAGCTTCTCTGATAGCGTCTATAATCCTATACACATTCTGGTCTTTGGTATAGGAATGGAAGTTGGTAGTATCAAAGTTTGACATATTGTAACTGTCAATCTCTTCTTTGTACATAGGTACATATCTCTCAACAGTCCTCACACTTAACTCAGATACCTCAGCTATGTTAGCAGATGTGATAAAGTGTTTCATCTCAGCCAACGTATAAACGGCACTCTCCACCTTCCTAGTATTCTCCTCTGTTGTTGTTCTATTTAAGTGCTTCATCCTTATCCTTGATTTAAGATGTGTAGGTAACATTGCAAATTTACCAATCCATTTGTACCTACGCAACTCAGATATTTCATCAACATGAACATCTGTATCGTAAGCAGCTTCAACGAAACCATACAACACCTCTCTGTCATAGAGAAGGTTATCCCTATCTAAGAAATCCCTACACAGAGCATCCAAGTAACCGTAGCACAAGTCCATACCCCTGTCCTTGTTGATATACCTGAACTTTAACGCTGTCTTATACAGTACACCAGATAGCTTATCACGACTTACCAACGGAGAAATCCAACAGCTAACAACAGGAAACATCTCCTCATAACGCCTAGCTACCAAAGCATTCTCATAATACTTACCCTCAAACATCACATCTGAGAATATCTCCGTATAATCACCAGTAGGCTTTGACACTAAATGCCATATATTAAGCCTGTTGTCCATGAAGTACCTCTGGTAATGAAGCTGAACATCACTCATAACTCTAGTCTTGTTTGTGCTGTATGTTGCTTAAACCTATTAACACCATTCTCGTAATACTCCTTATCTAGTTCCCATAAGTCTAAATCAAAACCCATATCATGGCAGGCTATCGCTATACTCATACTTCCCCCGTGCGTGTCTAGTATCTTATCGCCTTCTTTGGCGTAGTTGTGGAGGAGCCACTTGTAGAGGTCAACAGGCTTTTGGCTTGGGTGAAAGCGACTTTTGCTTTCTTGACTATTTATTTCATAATTATTCCCAGTCACATTGCCCATCCACGCATAGCTATAAATTTTACATCTTTTGCCAAAGGTGTGATGCGCTATTTCTGCGTCCGAAATAGTTGGGGCTTGCTTTCTGTGGTTAGTATTAATTCCAAGTTTATTCCAAATAATTACACCGCCTGTTAAGTGGATGTTTTGAAGATAATTAACACCCCAAATAATTTGATTTTTACTTATTCTTTTTAGTTGCAAGTAATATTGTATAGGAGGCTCTATATTTTCATAAGACCGCAACCCCCTTCTGTTATTAAATGAACTTAATTCACCATACGGAGGGTCAACAATAGCCAAGTCATACGCATTGTCAGGCATCTTGGCCATAGCCTCCATGCAGTCACCTAAGTTCAGATTGATTACAGGTCTACTCATAACTCTCTTTATTTACTGCAAATGTAACAATAAAAAATGAATGTTTCAAGTTGAGTGTATCATATCCCCGACAAACACCCTTTATATATTTAATTATTACATCCATGCTTCGCGGTGAGGTGTTACAGTTCTATTTTGTCCCGCTCGCATATCCCTATTTAACGCAAAAAGGGTCAGGGCCTCAAGCCCAAGACCCCCTACATTAACTCAGCAATGATTTAATTCTACTCTCAGAACATAGCTACTGTTAATCAAAAGTAAGGTTATGACCTTACATAAATACAAGTTTAGTAAGGCTTTAACCTGACAGATTATACTTTTACTGTTAAGTAGTTTAACCTACATACTTAAAAGCAGAACTTAGTCTAAGTACAGTTTACTGTATCTATTCTAGGAGTAGCGTAGAACTGAGATTGATATTACAGTTATGGGGTTCTGCGCCCCCTCTGCACCTCATCCCCCATCCCCGAAATCAATTTTATTTAACCCATGGGGACTACCTTTAATCGTTTTCTAAAAATATTTTAGGGTTTCTATTTGTGATGCACGTTAACAACTACTAATTGTATTTACGTTTATTTAGTCAGCCTCTGAAATTGGGTTTGGTTTGGTTAAAGGGGAAATGTTAAGGGAGC